GTTATTACCGTTGACGTTTCACGAGGCGTAGGAGGAGATTATTCCGCTTTCACCATTGTTGATGTCACAGATATGCCATATACACTTGTGGGCAAATTTAAAAACAATACAATTTCTCCAATGCTTTTTCCAGATGTTATTGTAAAAGCAGCAAAGGATTACAATAATGCATATATACTTGTAGAGACCAATGATATTGGCGGACAAATTTCAGACATTATCCATAGTGAACATGAATATGAAAATATATTGTGTACCCTACAAGAAAACAAACAGACATATATTAGTCCAGGATTTGCTAAATCAACCACAATGGGAGTTAGAACAACAAAGTCGGTGAAACGACAAGGATGTTTCGCTATTAAATCTCTCCTCGAGGAGAAAAAACTAAATATATTTGATGCCGAAACCATCCATGAATTTTCAACCTTCATTGAAAAAAATGGCACATTCGTAGCAGATGAAGGATATCATGATGATTTAGTGATGACTTTAGTACTATTTGGCTGGCTCACAACTAATCAATATTTCCGTGAACTCACAGACATTAATGTGCGTGAGAGAATTTACAAACAACAAATGACTCAAATTGAAGATGAGTTGACTCCGTTTGGATTTATAGATGACGGATCTTCAGACAGTATATTTGTTGATGGCAATATTGTATGGTCAACCGACAAATCTTTACCATGGAACCATCTTTATAAAGATTAATATTTTGAAAGTATGTAAAGTTATAAATATTATAAACCGTAGTGTAATCACGCCCTGAAAATACTATTAAGATTTCAATCACTAACAGGAGAATAAAATGGCATTTCAATTATCACCAGGCGTACTTGTAGTCGAAAAAGACCTAACAGGTATCGTTCCTGCTGTTGCCACATCAATAGGGGGCTACGTGGGAGCCTTCCAATGGGGCCCAGTAGAAAAAATTACAACCATTAGCAACGAAACTGAACTTACTAAAACATTTGCCAAGCCAAACACCACAGTTGCCGCTAGCTGGTTCTCGGCAGCTAATTTCTTGGCATATGGCAATAACTTAAAGGTGGTGCGTGCAGTAGGCACCGCAGCAAGAAATGCGGTAACATCAGGCACCGCAATTCTTATTAAAAACGAAGACCAATGGGAGGCACAATATTCAACAGGTGCAGGAGCGGTCGGTGAATATGCCGCCAAGTTCCCAGGAGTTTTAGGAAACTCATTAAAGGTGTCAGCATGTGACTCATCAGGATTCGGAGCTTGGGCATATAAATCATCATTTGATATTGCTCCAGGAACATCCGATTACCTAGTATCACTAGGCAACGCAAATGCAAACGATGAAATGCACATTGTGGTTGTCGATGAAGATGGTCTATGGACAGGTACACCCAATACCGTGTTAGAAAAGTTCGCCTTTACATCAAAGGGGGGCGATGTCAAAAGTACAGACGGTTCAAATGCCTTCTATCGTGATGTATTACGTGGTTCACGGTATATTACCTGGATGGATCACGTGGCTGGCACAAACTGGGGCAGTGCTGCATCTTCATCAATCACATACGACGGATTAGGTTCATCTAATTGGTCATTGTCCGGCGGTGTTACAGACGACGCTCCTACAACTGGAGCACTTCAACTAGGTTGGGACTTATTTGCCAATGCAGAAATTGTTGATGTAAATCTTCTATTCAACGGCCCCAATTCATTAGCAGTGGGACAATACATGATTCAAGTTGCACAATCACGTATGGATTGTGTAGGATTTGTTTCACCTCTCTTGGCATCTGTTTTAAATAATTCAGGAGATGAAGCCGATGACATTATCACAGATCGTCAGTCCACATTAAATGTCAATACATCATATGGTGTCATGGACTCAGGTTGGAAGTATCAATACGACAAGTATAATGACTTGTATCGGTGGATTCCTTTGAACGCCGACATTGCAGGTCTCTGTGCTCGTACTGATACCATTGCCGATCCTTGGTTCTCACCAGGCGGATTAAATCGTGGACAAATCAAGAACGTTGTGAAGTTGGCATACTCACCAAACAAGACAGACCGAGATGAACTATATAAGAATGGTATCAACCCAGTTGTATCATTCCCAGGTGAAGGAACCGTGTTGTTTGGTGACAAGACACTTCTTGACAAGCCATCAGCGTTCGACCGAATTAACGTTCGTCGTTTGTTCATCGTGTTAGAAAAGGCAATTGCCACGGCAGGCAAGTATCAATTGTTTGAATTCAACGATGCATTCACCCGTGCTCAGTTCCGTAACTTAGTTGAGCCGTTCTTGCGTGATGTACGTGGTCGGCGTGGTATTTATGACTTCCGCGTTGTATGCGACGAAACAAATAACACAGGCGAAGTCATTGACCGTAACGAATTCATAGCTGACATCTTCATTAAGCCCTCTCGTTCCATCAACTTCATGCAGCTAAACTTCATCGCAACACGCACAGGCGTGAGCTTTGAAGAAGTCGTCGGCGCCTAAACTAAATAACTTCTAGGAGATAGACACAAATGGATATTACCCAATTTAGAAATAAGTTAGGCGCAGGCGGTGCTCGTCCAAATCAATTTTTGGTAACACTTACTTGGCCTGCAGTAGTAGGTGTAGCAGCTTCCGATGACTCGTTGCTAGTAACGGCAGCTGCTCTACCCGCTTCAAACGTTAACCCAACCATTGTTCAGTATCGTGGTCGTGAAGTCAAGATGGCAGGAGAACGCATCTTTGATCCATGGACAGTCACAATCATTAATGATACCTCAATGAGAATGCGTTCATACTTCGAACGCTGGACAAATGTGATGAATGATCGTGTAAACAATGGCGGTCTATTGACCCCTGCGGCATATCAATGTGATTTGCAAGTAAGGCAATTAGATAGAAATGACGTTACACTTCGTAGTTACGAAATTCGTAACGCTTTTCCAATCAACGTGTCGGAAATTGCATTAGCATATAGTCAAAATGATGTGATTTCAGAATTCACCGTGACGTTCCAATATTCGCATTTTGATGTAACACCTGTTTAATCTTTGGTAAGGTAAAAATATTATGGATATTTTTGGATATAGCATCAAGCGGAAGGAGCCCACACGAAATGAAATTAGTTTCGTGCCTCCTTCCGACGATGGTGCTCTTGATACTGTCCGGGCAGGTGGGTACTATGGTACCTACCTCGACCTGGATAATGCAGCAAAAAATGAATCAGATTTAATTCAACGCTATCGGACCATTTCTTTAATGGCAGATGTTGATAGTGCCATTGACGATATTATTAATGAATCTATTGCCAATGTAGAGGATGAAGATCCTATTGATATTAATTTAGATGATGTGAAGGCACCTGATTCAATTAAAAAGGCAATTAAAGAAGAATTTGTTAATATTTTACAAATTCTTGATTTTAAACATCGAGCACACGATTATTTTCGACGCTGGTATGTAGATGGCCGTTTGTATTTTCACAAAGTTGTAGATGTAGAAAAACCTAGACAAGGGTTAACTGACATTCGTTACATTGATCCTAGAAAAATCAAGAAAGTCAGAAACATCATCAAAGAAACTGAAAAAAATACAGGCGTTGAATTTGTTCGTAAGGTGGAAGAATTTTTCGTATATAATGAAAAAGGAGTGCTGTCTACTCCTGTTGCTCAAATGAATCCAAGTTCCACGCAAGGATTAAAGATTACAAAAGATGCCATTTGTTATGTTTCATCAGGATTAGTTGATGTAGATAACAACATGATATTAAGCTATTTACATAAAGCCATTAAAACCGCAAATCAACTGCGCATGATGGAAAATGCTCTTGTCATCTATCGTTTAGCAAGAGCACCTGAACGCAGAATTTTCTATATTGATGTGGGTAACCTTCCTAAGTTGAAGGCGGAGCAATACATCAAGGACATCATGACTCGTTATCGTAATAAGTTGGTGTATGATGCCAACACAGGCGAGATTCGTGATGATAAAAAGACGATGAGTTTGTTGGAAGATTTTTGGTTGCCTCGGCGTGAAGGGGGTAAGGGTACTGAAATTGATACTCTACCAGGCGGGCAAAACCTCGGTGAAATTGCCGATATTGAATACTTCCAACGTAAGTTATATGAAAGTTTATATGTTCCTGTTTCTCGTTTACAGCAACAATCAGGATTAAACTTTGGACGTGCCGCTGAAATTAATCGAGATGAGTTGAAGTTCACAAAATTTATCAATAAACTACGCCGACAATTCTCGCGTATGTTTGATGATTTATTAAAAACACAACTTGTGTTAAAAGGCGTTACCACGGAAGCTGATTGGGAAGAACTCAAGGAAGATATTAAATATCAATTTGCCCAAGATGCCTATTATTCTGAAAGTAAAGATCAAGAATTGTTGCGATCCCGTATTGAATTATTATCGCAACTTGCAGACTTTGATGGTAAATATGTAAGTAAGAGTTATATTCAAAAGAATGTGCTACGGTTAACTGATGATGAAATTAAACAAATGGATTCAGAAAATGAAAAAGCAGCATCGGCTGGAATGGATTACTCTGAACCATTAGAAGACCCAAATAAACCTGGCAACATATTACCCAAGGGATCTCCTTTCCCCGCCCCACCGGAGAAAAAGAATGGAGCTAAATGAAGTTAAGATAGGTGATACCGTTTCTTTCACTCATAAAGGAAAGAAAGTTACAGGTAAAGTAATATATCGTCACGACGGAAATAAGAATGCCGCCCTTGCAGGACACATCAATATCCAACCTATGGATGCAGATTCTCGCCCTCACACCATTCATGTTTCTAAAACACGCCCTGCTACACAAATAAAAGAGGATATTCAAATGTCAGATATTAACGAAGCAATTTTAGATTTAATTGATAACATCGACGCCGGCAATCATGTAGAAGCCAATAGTATTTTTAGTTCATTGTTACAACATAAAATTGATGCATTACTTGATGTAAAGAAAGCTGAAGTTTCTTCATCAATGTTCAACACCAATGAATGCGCAGATTGTGAAGCAGAAGAAGTTGACGAAGCCTTGGTTGGCAATCAACACAAGATTGATGCCAACAAGAATGGCAAAGTGGATGCTCATGACTTCAAGTTGCTTCGTAAGAAGAAAGGCGTGAAGGAAGAAGTGGCACAAGTTGAAGAAGAAGAAATGGAAGAAGCAGCTAAGTGGAGAAATAACCCAAATGCACATTACACTTCTAAAAGTGGTAAAAAAGTAGCGTTAGGAGATTATAAACATAACTTCAGTTCTTTGCAAAAACGTAAGCCTGCTACCTTTGATAAAGGTAAAGTAACTAAAAAACATGCGGAAAATTTAAAGGATCGAATTAAACATGGATTTTCATATGATAGAGATGGCGTTAAAATTGGAGAAGAAGTGCAAGTTGATGAGAACACGTTTGAACAAGGTGGGAAAATGAAAACGGATACAACGCCCCGTCATGTCAGCCCCCACTTCAAACATTTGAAAAAAAGAAGCTATGATGAAATTAGGGCAGATGCACTTAAACGTGCCGGGTTAACGGACGTATCAAAAAAATCACCTGCTGTTAAGAAGGAAGAAGTAACACATGAAGCCTACTCAGATCCATATGCTGCCAAGAAGTCAGCGGAAATGAAAAAGGCACATGCCGCGACCATGGCAGATGCCAAGAAGGAATATGATGCCGCCAAGAAGCCAAAGTTTGCCAAGAACTTCATGAAGATGAAGAAGGAAGAAGTGGAGCTAGAAGAAGGCAATGCTGAAAACAAAATGAAAAAGAATGCCTATGTTGATGCAAAAGGTGCGGCAAATAAAAATTTAGATCGTGGTTCACAGCGGCGTGTTGACAGCCGGCGAACAGATGAAGTTGATAGCATCAAGAAAGGCATTGATAACTATGCACCGAAGAAAGCGGCAGTCCGAAACATCATTCGTGGAAAGGTGTTTGGCAAATTGAGCGACACGGAAACTAAAATGTTTGCAAGAAAGCGCGTCAAGGAAGATGTGAACTTGCAGGAATTGGATGACACAACAACATTTTCATATCTACAAAAACGTCATGGCATGAAAACTCTTACGCATTTTAAGCCAGAGAACAAAGTATCTGCAAAATCAGAAAAAGGAAAAACAAATGCATTAGCGTCCATTGAAAAAAAGCGTGAAGCAGAACGTGAAATATCAAGAAAAGCAACAAAAAAAGCAGGAATGGGCGCCGCACGAGATTACAAGAAAGGTACTTATTCAGGAGATTGATGTGAAAACATTTCAGACATTTCGCAAAAAAAATATCAAGGAAGCACATGATAAGGGTGAGTATGATTACGAAGGTGACATGGCAAAAAGTCAACTTCGCAGTATTGTGTATAATGCCAAAATGCTTCATGATATGCTAGAAGATGACACCAATTTACCTGAATGGGTGCAATCAAAAATAACGTTGGCAGAAGATTATATTGTGACATCAGCGCAGTATATGAATTCACAAAAAGACGGAGATAACTAATGTCAGCAATAGTAACAGTACTTAAAAATACACCGATACATACAGTTGTGTGTGTTAGCGGCACGAGTGGTAACGAAACCATTTCATTAGCCACTTCTTTACTTCATGGCACAACAAAAACGTTTGATGCCTCAGATTCCGCAGTTGTCATCGTGGCTACAGATACTATTACTATTACCGCCCATGGTTTCACTACGGGTGACCGAGTGGTGTATTCAGACGGGGGCGGCACTGTCATAACTGGATTATCAGATGAAGCCACGTATTATGTACGAAAAACAGGTGCCAACACACTGAAGCTAGCAACGTCACAAGAAAATGCTTTCAGTGGAACCGTTGTAAATTTAACAGCTGTTGGAAGTGGTAGTACTCATAAATTGTACAAGGGGCAATTTGCCTCGACCCCCATAGTAAAATATTAGTTCTATTTCTTGGTCGGTCCCAGTGGGCAATGCAACCATCACACGCAATAGTGAACTACTTTGGTCATTGAATGGTGCATACCATTTTGATTTTAATGGGTTTTCTGATAACAGACAAAATGGATCTGATGTTGTAGTAGTTACGCCAGCAGGCGGCGGCCATGTGATTATAGAATTCGTGAAGGTATCAGGATATAGTGATACACAACATCTCAATCAAAACATAGGTTAAGGAGATATCATGAAACTTATTTCTGAATTAGTTGAAGAAGTAGAATTCATTTCGGAAGGTGTTGGGTCCACGAAGAATTATTTCATTGAAGGTGTATTCTTACAAAGCAATATTAAGAATAGAAATGGTCGATTATATCCCAAAGAAATCATGAAGAAAGAAGTTGGACGATACATGAAGGAATATGTCGATAGTAAGAGAGCATTTGGTGAACTGGGACATCCAGAAGGCCCGGGCATCAATCTTGACCGTGTTTCACACATGATTGTTTCCTTAACAGAAAATGGTGATAACTTTATTGGCAGAGCAAAAATCATGGATACCCCCATGGGCAAAATTGCCAAGAATCTTCTTGACGAAGGCGCTAAACTAGGCGTTTCATCTCGCGGGATGGGGTCCATGGTTGCCAACAAAGAAGGTGTCAACGAGGTACAAGGTGATTTCTATCTAGCAACAGCAGCAGACATTGTTGCTGACCCATCAGCACCAGATGCGTTTGTTCGAGGTATCATGGAAAACGCCGACTGGATGTTTGTAAATGGTTCATGGACTTATGAAAAAATTGATGAAACAAAGAAACTAATTGAACAAACAAGCCGGAAGCAGCTAGAAGAAGTCAAGCTGAGAGTGTTTGAAAACTTCCTTTCAAGCATTTCAAAGTAATAAGTTGTATAAATAGTACATATAATCTGTACCACTATATTAGGAGATAAATACATGTCCGTAGAAAATGGAATTAGACACTTGTTAAACAAGAAAGCAGAATCAATGGTTGAGTCCATTGTTGAAGCTACTGAAGTGTCAGAAGCATACCCAGGAATGGGCAACAACAAGGAAGCCTCACCCATGGCGCAGGGGTCATCCTCAACAACAAAGCCAGAGGTACTTGAACTTGGTTCAGGTGCAGGCGCAAAGGTTACGGCATCACAACCTTTAGCAGCTGGTGTTGGCCCCAAAGAAGATAAGCCAATGAAGCAAGGGTCATCAGAAGATGCAACGATTGATTCGAAAGATGACCAAGACACACAAGGCAAAACACAGTCAGCTAAAATGAAGAAAGACACAACATTGCCCAAGGGCAAGGGTGTTGGCAAGGCAACAAATTTCACAGATTACATGGATTTAGTTTCTGCTGTTAGCCGCGTTGGTAACATCATGGCCAAGGAAGAAGTAGAATTAGAAGCAGATGAAGAAGAAGAATTAGAAGCAGAGGAAGAAGTAGAAGAGGAAGAATTCGAAGTAGAAATCACAGAAGAAGAATTCAATGCTTTATCTGATGAAGAAAAAGCAAACTACGAGCTAGTAGAAGCAAAACATAAGATGGAAGATGAAGAAGAAGAAGAAGAAGAAGAAAAAGATGGTAAGAGTAAGATGTCAGCTAAGAAAGATATGTTAATGAAGAAGATCAAGGAATCTTTGGCTACAGATGTTCAAACATTGTTTTCAACTGAATTAGATTTGTCGGAAGATTTCAAGGCAAATGCCGCTTCATTGTTCGAGGCTGTGGTCACAGCTCGTGTTGCATTTGAAATGCAAGAAATCGAAGAAGCATTAACAGAAGAAGCAGCAAATGCTTTAGTTGAATTACACGAAGAATTAATCAATGACGTGGACGGATATTTAACTCATGTAGCTGAACAATGGTTAGCAGATAACGAAGTTGCAATTGAAACAGGACTTCGTGCAGAAATCACAGAAGATTTCATCTCTGGCCTCAAGACGTTGTTCGAGGAAAGTTATATTGAAATCCCAGAAGAAAAGTATAACGTACTAGGTGAAATGCAAGCACAGAACGAAGCATTGATAGAGAAGGTAAATGAAGTGATGGAAGAAGCAAATGAATTAAAGAAAGAGCTAGAAGAATCAAAGCGTGAAGCAGTGTTCGTAAAAGTTACAGCAGATTTAGCTCAAACGGAA